ATGCGCCTGTCCGGGAAACAACCAACAAACGGTTATAAGATGTTTTTGGATTCTCCAGCACACCTTCGTTATAACCAGAATTAGTATTGGATCCCGCTGCACCGAATAGCCTATCCGTGCTGGATGCGTTGTAGTACACTAAAGAAGTATCTATCCCGGCCTTCTGCACGCCCATCATCACCCTGTATTCACTTGCAGTTAGTGTCGGGTTATCACGGGAATACAAGCCTATTGCAGAACTAAATTGCGTAAGGTTGACCCGTGGGATGTAACCCGTATCAGCGTATCCATCCGTTCCGTTCGGTTTTCCACCCGTAACGCTATGCGTCCATGTTCCGTTAAATGTAAGATTAAATGTGCCGGGGGTTTTAAGGTTGACCGCATGGCTTGAACTGCTACCGCCTACAAAGGGATAAACCGCATCCATCTTCGTCCAAATTCCGTCGGCTTTCATCTTAACGACCAGGGCATTGATTGCATTGCTGATAGTTTCATCCGTTATAGCCGCAGCCGTCAGGAACGCTTGGGCATCGCTATCTATTGCTGAAGTAGTTGTAGATGTAACCGGGGAATAGTTTGAATTACTATATGTGACATTATCACCTATCGCCTTTACACGATAATAGTATAGTGTGCCCGGATTCAAACCCGTGTGGGAATATGTTGTAGTGTTGGCTGCAATAGTACCGCCTATCTGTGTCCATCCCGTTGTTCCGTTAGCAGACCATTCAAGCAAGTAGCTGCTTTCATTTGCTACGTTAGTCCATGACAGACCAATGACCGTACTGCTCGATGGTGTTGCCGTCAGCGTTGGGGTGGATAGTTGCGTTAGCGTTCCACCACCTCCGGGAAAGTTTGAAAGTTTTACTTTGTAATAGTTACCCGTTCCGTCATCAACAAGGACAAACCATGATGTAGTCGGGGAGGTACTTTCCGTAAAATCCTTTATCTTCTTTGTTGCCATTATCTTTAAATATTGAAATCGTTTATTTCGAAATCACCCGTAACGAAGTCTGCATCTCCATCGCATAAGTATGCAAGATAATCACCCATTGCATCTATAATATAAGTTCCGGCACTATCTACCACAAGGCACACGCCCGACCCTTCAATGTCTATGGATGCCGCTGCGCCTTCTGAAAGTTGCAACGCCATTTCGGTTTCCTGTCCTGTGAATTGTATCGTATGCCCGTGCCTATCGCTTATAGTTTTGCCACTTCCAATATCGTGTGTAGATGCTATAATTCCAGAATATGCACCCAAAAGCCAATAATTTCCATTATTATCTTTTACCACAACTGATATGACCCTGTTCATCGCTCTTCGAAGTGACTGCCGGATGGATGCGCTGGTGCTATTTATGACAAGGTCAAATGATTGATTATAGACTAACAAGCCTGTCTGTTCATCCCGGCTCATTTGTTCGCTATAAGATGCCGTGTTGCGCTGCAACTGAAAGTTCAACCAGGGCGCATTGACATCAATGGATACAGCAATGCCATCTTCCTCAACTATGTTTGTGATGTTGGCGGTAGGTATAATCCACGCAGAGCGCAGACCCCCGGCACCTTTGCATCCTATCGTGTATCCTGTCGTTAATGAACAACTCATATTTTAATCAGTTGGTACGGCACACCTATCAAGTTCCATGTCAAAGGCTATATCAATGTCCATCTTGAATCCGGCTAACATATCTTCAAACGATTCCACAAATGGTATCAATGATGGTGCTTCGTCAACATCAATAGCCAGGCTATCGTTTCTAAGTTCAGCGTAGATGTCACGGATAATTGAAAGCGTATCAGATAGCACTTCCTGTTCGTTACTTTCATCGTTTGCCACCCAATCCATGACGTATAGACTGAAAGTACATACCGCTTGAGATACGCTGAACCGCACATTGTTCAACGTACATAACACGCTGCAATGGTTTACCTTGCCATGCTGCAAGTATTCCCACACATCTCCAAAGTGATAGTTATGCACTTGTGCATGACCTTCGGCCGTGTCCTTAATCAGTTTTAGCACTCCGTTTAATGTCATGGATTGCGGAAGTTATTGCCTTGGTAATACTTGCTAAACTCGCCCTTAGATTCGCAGCTGCCGTTTCCGTTATCGCCCAAATATATTGATGTGCTATATGACATCAATGAAGGATTGATAACATCAAGACCATTGCGCCAATTCCTATACTCGTCATAGTCAAGTTCATTTTCACGCAGATAGTTGATTAACCGCTGCGCATACCACTCACCCTTGTTCTTATAGAACTCACCTATCTGCATAGTTTGATTAATGGTCGGAACAATGGCGTTATCACTTTGCTTCTGAAACGTTCCCTTGTTCCACATTTTTATGGAATTGCTGGTAGCCAATTCGCCTAAGGTGTAGTGAATTAAGACATCATGGATAAAGTCATTAATTAGGGTTTCTTCGCATGATGTAAGGTTTCCATTCTCTATACGATCCTGTAAGCCTTGATAAAAGGTAGTACCAAGAATCGGTTCAAGCTGAATGTCCTGTGTCACCTTTATGGCATACACAAGTTGCTTGTCATCTATATTGTCGCTGATAGGTGACCTATCTTTAATAAGTTGCGGAGATATGAGAAGTACGTTTTTTGCCATTTACTTAGTTTTTACAATGGTATATGCCATCCATCTGTGCCGGCATTCGGGTGATGCTGCTTCCCCGGCACCTTGACCCCACCAGCCACCCTTGCGCTCGAATACATTGTAACCTAAACGGATGGACATTGCTTCAATTTCCTTGCGTGTGTAAAGCCTGTCAAGTTGTATAAGTTTGCGACAAAAAGGTCGGGTAGTCGGAATGATGGGTGCAAGACCCGGTTTTGCTTCGTATCCATATTTGATGGAAATTTCACGGGTTACAGGCTTTGCTTCGGATATTTGGGGACGAACTGCTTTAGGAATATTCCTTTCAATCAATTCATCAGGCCCAATCTTGACCGTTCTCTTAGCCAACTTCCCGGCACCTTCCAATTCATCCAGCATGGCATTCACATCCGCTACATCCATGTTCAAAGTCTCTGCAAGGACTTCAGGCGTAATTCTTGGGTCTTTTTTTATCAGTTCAAGGATGTTAGCCTCCGATGCCGTCAATGCTTTTTCAGCCATTTCAAATCGCACCATATCAGCATCACTCGTAAACTTGAACGGGGTTGATCGTGCGATAAAATGGTCTGCCCGTGGTTGCCCGTATTCGGTGAAGAACTGCACGGACTTTTCTTCCTCATCCCACCATGACACGGATGACATCTGAACAGGTTGTGGTAGCATTTGCTCAATCTCGTCATCGGTCAGACCGAACCCTGAACGCAGCAACGTCATTGCAATTTCACGGGTTATCTTGCCTTGATCGAACTGCCTGATGATGCGCAGAAGATTTATGTTCTGCTTACCCGAAAGATTGCGAAGATGTTCATTTGCTGCGCCTTGTTCAGATTGATTTACTACAACATCAGCGGCAACGGGGGCAATTTCCAGCGGATATAATGGAATTATTGTTCCACATGAAACACCGTTGTAACTTGCCAACTTGTTGAATACCTTTTCAATTTGTTGTTGTTTGCCGGAAATATATGTGCGCTTGAAAATCTCATATGAATCTTGCATCTCTGTAGTTCCGCCAAGTTGGCCTTCTACCCTTATGCCGAAAAGCATCGGTGACGTTACTTGATGCCCAGCAAAGATATTTTCGCTTATAAGTTTATCAACCGCCCCGAAATCTTCCTTTGTCAAATCACTTGCGCCCAAGTCAAGAATAGTCGGTGCGACTTCTGCCGACTTGTTGAATGATAATATGAACTTCCACCCATCAGACCCGGTGAACTTCTTTTTCATGGCCTTTTCAATCATGGCTTTTTCCTCTTGGGAAGGTTCGCCATTATTGAAATTAATAAGTTTCGATGGGGTGAATCCGACAAGCGCATTGTTATATACGTGCTTTCCGACCTCTATCTCTGCGTTAATGTAATTCAACGCACCCATGTACGAAGGGATGGCATAGGTGCCATCACCCGGTGTGTATTCCTTATAGTATAGAATCTGCCGCTTAGACTTAAACGCTGGGTTGAATCCCGGTATTTCAATCTCCTTGTCCCTGTTATTCTTCCATTCGTCCTTGATATAAAACTTGGTGTTTTCTTTGTTGCTGCGAATTTTAGTATAATCAAGATGCCGAACGGATGCCACTCTTCCCATCATATCCCAAACCACCTCGACATAAAACCCTCCGAATAATTCCATGTCCATCGCACATTGACGGGTAAGGCTATCAATGTCCTGGCCGAAAGAACCAATGGATGCAACGTCTCCCGTCCACCCTTCGCCTGTGATGTAATTGGCTTTGCTCTTGACTATCGCACCATGCTTTCCAGATTTGTTGAATAGTTCAAGCAAATAATTCGGATATAGATTATCTTCCCCGTACGATATCCATTCCCGGCCTTTGCGCTCAACAAAAATCGGCTGGACTGCTTCGGCTAATTCTATAAATATAAGATTGTCCATTCTTTAAGATTGGTACACGGAAAATGGCACATTGCCATCGGTATATATTTCATTGCTTGTAGTCGTTCCGACCAACTTCACAAAGCCTTCTTCCACCATGTTCAAGCCTGTTGTGTCGGTATTAGTTGCGCTGCTTTGCTCATACACCTTATAACTATACATCCCAATAGTGTGACCCTGAAAGACCGATGCCGGAACGCTGAACTTGTTGTAGCGTGTGGTATAGGATGATAGGTCGGCAGACTTAGCAACAATCCAATTCACAACGTCATTGGTTGTCCTGGATGAAAATACAAATAGCCAATACGTTCCGCTCACTTCATTTTCAGAGAGCGTGCAGATTATATTGGTCGCTTGATTTTTGTTGATAATAAGCATCGATAAGATTGGTATTGCCGATTAGGTTCTGCAAAGATAAATATATGCAACAAAGAAAAAGGCAGCATAGAAATGCCGCCTTTAACCAAAAAAACCATGAAAACTATTAGCCAGCGGTAGTAAGAGCGGCAGCAACTCCCGAACTAACGGATGATGCAAGTTCCGGTTCTACTCCGCTAAAAGTCAAACTATAACCGCTACGATCGGTTGCCCCTGTTCCAGGTGATGCGGTACCAGCGGTAAGGTCAATGCCGCCCGTTTCTCCGAGCATCCAAAAGTTTCCGTTGCGATCTTTTGCAACTCCGACAAGTAGATTTTTGCCCAGCAAAAGTATTTCATTGCGGACTGCAACGGAAAGCCTGTTAAGGATTATAACCAACTCTTGATTGTATGCTACCGTGCCGTTGTCCGGGTTTCCTTCGATGGTTTCGGTGAAGGTGGAGGTGTTGCGTTGCAGTTCGTACTTGTAGAACTTTTTGCCCGTGGCTTTGGTCAGCGCAGTAATGACCCCCGATGCTTTGGTGTAAGATGAAATGTTTGCTTTTTCAATAAAGTAAACTTCAGCCAAACCACCAATACCATCCTTACAGGCTCCTAACGTATAATTCGATGTAAGTGAACACATAGATGGATATGATAATGGGGATGGCTTACAGGCCACCCCCGGTTATAGATAATTAGGCTGCATCAAACTTCACTACCTGATCTCCAAAAGCGTATTGCACTCCGTATTTCCATTCTGCCATGAAGCGCAGTTCATCGGCTTCTTTGGCAAAGAACAGTTCGAAACGCTCTTCCTCGTTCAGCAAGTCGGTACCAAGGAACAGGTTTTCGCCATAGGTTCCCATCATGAAATTGGTACCATTCAGACCGTTCACCGCAATCAGTTTGACGTTGGTGTTAGGTATCATCATCTCACCGCTTGGCATATCAGCTGACCAATTCACAAAGTACTTTCCTTCGGTAAGAGCAGTTCCGTAAAGCCTGAAGGCATCCCATCCGCAGAATACTACAAGGTCAGTCCTGTTGAGTTGCTCAGGGGGAAACGCCTTGTAAACTGCATTTACGGCATTGATAATGGTGGCAGCGGTGAAACCTCCTGTAAGTGCTGCGCCATAATAGGTCGTGCTATTAGCATTAACCACGGTACCATCAGCGGCAGCAAGGGTTTTCAGTCCTTGAAACTTGTTAAGGTTAACGTTTACTGAAGCGGTTGAACCCTGCCAAATTGCAGTCTCAAGTTGGGCACCAATCCGGGCAACTTTCTTAGCAGTATATTCAGCAGCAAAGTCAAAAGTTGTGTACTGCGAACCAGCGGCAAGGA